AGCTATACTGTATGTGTACAAATAATCGGTGGGTAATGTGTAGAGTTTGTTTGTACCCGACAAAGGCCCGTCATCTAATTTACGCAAAGCAGGTATATCTACTGCTAATAATATTTTTTCTTCTGCTTGTTGCGTAAACATGGCAAGCTGGTCAGCGGTGAAAGTTGTTTCACATATATCGGCAATATTTGTTTTAAGTGAAGCGTAGTTCATATCTTAACCCATTGGCCCTCTTGAGTAAAAACCTTTAGTCGCAGCGCCTGCACCGCGCATTTTAATTTTCCCGCCTTTAGATCCACCTTTGGTACTTAGTTTTCCACCTTTAGCGTAACCTTTTTTCATTGTTTTACCGCCTTTAGCGTAGCCTTTTTTCTTCATCATAATTGCACCTCTATGTGGTTGTTACAGTTACATCACCTATGGCTCCAATTGCTTCTAGGTTATTAGTAGTCAAATCATAAATATTCTTCCCATGACCCACAGGGTTCCATCCCCATTGTATATTTCTACTGCTATCGCGCCCTGCAAAATCGGGGCGTGGATTACGTATTGCTTGTGGATCGTGTACAGGAAGTTCACCCAATTTATTCTGCGGGTGGTCTGGACCCCAACACTCACGACACGCTTTTATGTTAGTATCTTTACCTTTTTTGAATATATTGCGCAACTCTTTTAATTTATACTGAAATCCACAAATATCGCACTCTGCTATAGCTTTTTTATTTGAAGCAAACGCTCTAGCCATATTATATACTACCTATACGCGGCACAAAAATAGCCGAAGTTTTTTCTCTGTCTTCACTTGCGGCCCTATCAAATTCTTCTTCATACGCTGCTTTTAACATCTGTACTCTATCAACAAGTTCAGGAACTTTCATAGCAATATGGTATGCCAGACCTGCTACAAGACACGGTAAAAATCTAAATGTCATATCCGCTGTTTCTACACCACTACCCGCGTCTTCTACTCGCCGTATACGCCAATACGCAAATATATAACCACTTTTATCGGGTACAGGCCACACATTAATTTTTGGAACAGCTAACCGTTCAACCCAAACTTGAATAGGTCTACCTTGTGTTAACTTGTTTGGAATAGCGGCGTAGGTACTTACACTAATACGATTTATGGTAAGATCAGCTTGCTTTGTAGTGCTTCCACTATCGGTACGAATTACATGCTCAAGAAGATCTACTGTATCTGCTGGAAGATCATACCGTGAAGTACCCGATACCAGTGTTACTGTACCGCTATCTATAGTCCACATATTGATGCCACGGTTCTGCCATTCAATCGTCATCAAGTTCATAGACCTACGAGCAGTTCTTAGATCATACCCAGAACGCATCTCACGTCCAGCACGTTCCCATGCTTCTTCAGCAATCTCTGTAAAGTCCATATCAAAGGCGGTAGTTCCCGAAGTAGCCATTGTCTATTCCTTAAAAAGTGTATTCATACATACTGAGTCATCTTTCTTCTATCTTCTAATATTGCGCCGCATCCTCTAGCAATATCTCTTTTTCTACGGGCTACGCCACCACCCCCTGCAAGACGTACTGTAGCAGCTTCAGTATTTTTTACTACAGTTTTCCCTGAACTCTTCTTTTTCCGTGCTGTTGTAGCTCTTTGTGATTGTGTTAAGCTGTTAGCTTTACTCCTTGGAAGACATCTATCTGGATTTTTCTTGTTTTTAGAAGTACCACACTTGCCTTTGACCTTACCGTCTGTGCCAATTCTGACCCAATCTTGGTCTACCCATTTTTTTAGGTCGCCCACTATTTTTTCTTCCTAACCATTTTTTTAAGTGTATTAGCCTGCCCTGCATGTAGTTTAGAGGCTTTTTTTAAACCTTTTATAACTTTCTTAACTTTCTTTTTATTACCTTTAGTTAACGTCATTTTTTCTTCCCTTTGCTACCTTTAGCGTAGTTAGGATCTTTACAGTATTTAGATGCTGCCATATTAGCGTACGCACTGGGGTACGTATCAAATGTACGCTTTGCCCAAGACTTACCTTTTGGGCAGATTTTTCCACCAGATTTATAGTATCTACGCATCATCTTCGTCATCCTTATATAGATTGTTAAACACGCGCTCTGTGTCCCATACGTAACCTACATCCTCTTTCGAGTTATAACTGTGTTGATTTGGTTTAAAGTCTGGCGCTCCTTGGCCTGTCTCAAACCACGCAGGGTGTGTAACCCGAACTCTGTTGTTGGGTAATGCAACAATATTCCCTGTATACTCTCCTGCGTCCAATAATTCAAGTACATGACTCTGTTTATGTTGCGCAGGGTCATCTGCTACTTCATTATCTGTATAATCTACAGTGAAATAGTACTTAGCAGGGTAAAACTCCCCATCTACTTTAGCCATCCAGGGAGCTGGAGACGCTCTCTCTAACTTATAGACAGAATGATGGTGTGACATGCAATCCCAAGGTTGTGCCATGTATGGAGGTAGTTCTGTAGCCCACTCCTCTACAGGTACATCAGCAACTAGCGCTGTAATAGGTAACCTAGCCCACATAGCCCCACCATGAACATTTGGATCTTCAGTGTCATCGGACTCACACCCAGTAAAAATAACTTGGAAACTAAGACTTCTATTTGGTATTGTTGTAACCCCAATAACCATAGCGTGTAAAAACTCCCCGTGGTAGTCTTCTAAATTCTTAGTATACTCTCTCCGAACCCACGCTTTAAAGTAAGGGATACTACTTGTTAAATATGGCATTATGCCTTCTTTTCTTTTTTTCTTCTTTTCGCTGCAGCAATTTTCTTCCTGCGTTGTGATATTGCAGACGCTTTACTAGATATTTGCGTCTGCATACTTGATCGATTTATAGCCACTCTACACCATTCTAGCAGCACGCACGCCTTGTCTAGCAATGCCTGACCCACGGACTTTACCGCCTTTAGCCATACCTTTTTTCTTCATCATGCCGCCGCCTTTTTTCTTCATCATCTTAAAGTCGTCACCAGATATTTTACCATCTTTGTTTTTATCTAGTTTGCTTTGACTACCTTTAAGTGCGCCGCCCATAGCATAACCTTTCTTCATCATGCCGCCTTTAGCCATACCTTTTTTCTTCATCAGCTTACCACCTTTTTTGTACGCTGGAGTTACATCAGGCTTTCCACCGCCTGTTGTCCCACGTAAACGGCTTCTAAGTTCTCTAGCTTCCTCTGCTGCAGTAAGCTTTCTCTTCATTGGGCCTTTGTCAGCTTTTACAACTTTTGTTTTGCCGCCGTTTTTAAAACCTTTTTTCTTCATCATTTGTCTTTTCCTTCTTCACGCATTACTAATCCAAGAATACCACACCCGATACCGATGAAAACTAATTCACCTACACCTGATACAATACCAATACCTATTATACCTACACCAATTGCTGCGTAGCTAGAGGGTTCACTAAGTCTTTCTTTAATCCATCCAAACATTTTAGTCTCCTTTTAGCAGTTCCATTTACGTAAGCTCTTATTTATGCGGCTATTTGGATCGTTTGCCGTCTTAGAGCTAGTTCTACTTTTCTTCATGCCCTTCATTCGAGCGCAGAACGACTTACGTCGATTAGCGGCCTTAGAGCCTTTTTTAAGTTTGCTAGGCTTGGTAGTAACAGCGGTCTTTAATTTGCTGCCAGGGTTGGCTCGCCTGTAACTTGCCACACCTTTCTTATTAAGTCCTCCTGATTCACTCTTACCTTCTTTACGAGTCCAAGCAGCGGTTTTTACTCCCCCACCAGATTTGTAATAGTTACGCATAGAAGAATGTCATCATGTCGATAGTACCGACTGTATATTTTATAGACAATCCAGAACTAAACAAAACACCGTCAGCAGGTATAGTTCTGTCTAAGGTAGTATTGTCTGTGCCAATGGTTCTAGCTTTAAAGAGAACAGTACCATCTTCAGGCGTTCCATCAACAAATTCAATAATTCCAGCAGTGCCGCCAGATACAATAGAAAATCCTTTAAGACGTGTTCGACCACCAAATACAGCTTGCGCCGCTTGAGCTAAAGATCCCACTATTATGTTTGCCGCAAATTGTGCAGAGCTTGTTATTGAAGTAACTGTTTTAAAATACTTAGCGCCATCAACGTTTTCCGCAGAACCTGTAGAAATAATTACTTCTGTTATGGCATTACCAAAAACATCTGTACCGACTATAGTGTTAGTTTTAGCATTGTCGCCTGTACCAGCAGTGGTTACTGATAAAATTCTAGCCCCACCAGAAGCAAAAGAAGCGTTTGCTAATGTTGCTACCGTGTTAGGTCTTGCTGCTGTAACTATAAAGTTATCATCTGCTGCAACCTCATCACTAATAAACTGGACTTGTATGTCTGAGCTGTGACTCATATTAATCTCCTTATAAAAAAGGTGGGGTGAAAGCCCCACCCAATTAACTATTAATCAGTGTAACTAATGCC